GTTATACCCTGCGATGTTATCCCTGGTCAGAGCCTCGCCTGCGGTCATCAAGCACCGCATAGAAGGCATCACGTTCTTGGAATAGATAGCCTCCCTCAGCTCAGAAGAAAGAATGGTGGGGAGAGAGAACTTCTCACTAAAGTAATTCACATAGCGATCAACTGTCTCACCCCAGTCTTCCCTCCTCTGTTGCTCAGGTAGATACCTAGCATACCGAGAGACTGCAATGTAGTCCTCGTAGAGGCTCATTCTGGGTCTGTACCCCCATAGTTCTTAGGGTCTTCAATAACGTCAACCGGAATGGGGACATACTTTATTGTCCCATCAGCCTCATGTTTTACTTTGTATCTCCTTTCCACAAGTTCTCGCCGGACAATAATCGCGCCATCCTCTGGGATTGTGGCCTGTCGCCACGACTCCTCCCAATCAACATCGAACGGTGCGCTAAAGAAATTACGAAACGGGTGTCTCTGCATCATACTCATAGTCATCCTCTCCTTCTCCAACCAAGATTGGGGGGTTGGTTTCCCCTAGTGCTGCTACCAGCAGATTCAACAAATCCTTTATATTAACCAGGGCGTACATCTTAGGGCTGTTGTACTCGCCCAGGACAACGGTGGGTATCAAGTCCTCCCCAGAGCCTGCCTCAGCCTGCGCCATTGCCTCTGTAAGGAACTTTGACAGCTTCCTACGATACTTACACTCTATCCCTAGATAAGGGTGCTTAACGTCCAGAGGCGTCCTCCTGTCAGACACAGGGATACGTTCCCCACCTGTCCTAAGGGCTACTCTCCTCTCAAATCTCTTCCAGTTCTTATCCACTTAGTAATTTCCATGCTGTTGCAGCCACAAGTGGAACTTGTCCGTTTCCAATGGCTTTAAGCCTGTCCACTCTAGAGGCCACCCCATGAGCCACTCGACCCACGTCGGGTTCAGTGTTCCAGTACCCGTGTTCCGAACGTCTGGGTGATTGCCCAACATTTTCTGCATCTTTCCGGTCGGTTTCCCGCAAGCGTCCTCGTTCGCTGAAGGAGTCGGCCACATGTGCATATTGCTCACCGCGTCGCGGAGGTTCGCCGGTTGTTTCCGTCCTGGACGCGCCACTGTCGCTTCCCGCAACAATGCTTCCGGTGATTTCGGCGGAAGGCTGTCCAAGGTGTTTGGAGTCGGCCACATCCCCGCTTCCTTTATGATCCGGTGATCCCATTTTAGAGATGAACCTATCTTCACTCCTGATGGACGGTTCTCTCCTCTCGACTTTCGATAGGCTGTCATCGGACTTAATCCCATGTGATCGCTGGTTGTTGGGGTAGGCCAATATCCAGAGTCTTTTTCTACGATGGGGAGCTCCAACATCGTCTGCTCCGAGCACAATCCATCTTGCATCATACCCTGCTTCGGCCAACGACCCGAGTATTTCTGGGAAGTACCCAGAATTAAGGAGTCCTGAGACGTTCTCTCCGAAAAACCATCTGGGCCTAACTCTGCGAATAACTTCGATTGTTTGAGGCCAACAGTTTCTGGAGTCGTCCTTTCCTTTTCTTCTTCCTGCCACGGAAAACGGTTGGCAAGGGAAACCACCTGTAACCACATCCGTAAGCCCTTTGTATTGGTCAACCGCACCGGACTCAATGAACTCATCAATGTCTCCCCATAAGGGGGCGAGCTCAAGGAAGCCTTCTTTGATCCTTTGCGCGAGGACTTTTTGACAGTAGACGTTGTTTTCGACATACCCTATAGACCTCCAGTTCAGTAGATACTTTTCGGCTAAGAGGCCGCCTCCTGCACCTGAGAATAGACTTAGAGAATTCATTTTCTATAAACCTTGATGTCTTTGAGTTTCCCAAAGTGCTTAGTAACCTCAAGAACCACCTCCTCCATCTCCGGCAGGCTCTTGATGTATTTCCACTTTGCCTTTTTTCCCTCCGGTGTATCTGCGTAAAGCACTTCGTCCATCCACCTCCATTCGTTTGTGCCATTCCGCCCTCGTTTCTCCATCCTTAAACCATAAATCCATTGCTATCAGTTGAGCCTTGATAATTTCTTTGTAGGGAAGAGCTTTGCCATTGATATTTTGGGTGGAGTAGCGGTTCGCCCAACAAGCATCGCATAAAATATAGGGGTGCAGTTGCGTAGCCCTTCGGTTATCACAGTCGCTGCACCATAGACTTGATGTCCTCGGCTCTGTCGATTTGGAACTCATGTCTCATTGTCTCCAGTTCTATTTGATCGCCTAAGTAACGGCCTGCCTCCTCGATATCCGAGGTAAAATTGTCGATGTCTTCCTGCAACGCCTTCAGACTACTGACCACATCAATAAAATCATCATGGGTGTAACCATCGTAAGCTGCTATCTCGATGTCTCGAACCGTAGCCTCTAGGTATATAACGGCTAGGGCGCAGGCGTGTGCTCCCTGTTCGTGCATGGCTTTCTTCTTGTCGTCCATAGTAATGACCCTCAGTCGCTTAAAACGTTTGTCACGGAGCATGGGGACTGCCACATCCCGTCCCAATGCCTCAATACAAGCAGACCGGGACGAGTACACAATCCCAGTCTGCGTATCCAGAACATTACCTACTCGGACAGTTAAGCGCCTCAATTTCTTCCTTTGTAAAGTGTTTCACGGGTTTTACAGTAGCCTCTTTAAGGTTCCAGTAGGGGTTGTGGTGACGTTCTGAGCCATCCACAGCCATGAGGTACTCGGCATCCCAGTTCACATGGCGATACCCTAGACCTCCTGCGTATAGGTCAGGTGCAGAGGTTTCTACTACGCCATCCTCTAACAGCGAATCCTCCCACTCGTCGCCTTCTTTGCTAGGCTCGTGGCTCCCTATGATGGCGTCTAGGGAATACTCCTTGATGTCAGAATTCCAGTGTTGGCGTTCTCCAACCCGTGGATTAAAATTTGACAAAAATAGGTAGATTTTATAGGCTTCATCCAACATCTTAACAGCGTATTTCTCCCGTCTAGTTCTGGGAGGGTTGTAAGATGGGGCTTTAGGCTCAGAAAAATTACCTTCTGGGGCGAATTTCCTAATCTTCTCGATGTGGTTTAGACACCTGTTAGCGTAGGAATCCTTAGCTACGGTGTGGTCCTTAGTCCGTTGCTGATCGGCGACCGCCTTCACTGGCAGATTTCGTATAACTTGCATGGATTTGTCGATTAGTCGGTTCATATAGATTTCTCCTTCTATAGTATATACAGTTAAGTTGTAAGTAGTTGATAAATATACGCATTGGTAAAACCCTCAAAAACCCTAGTGTTATAGCCATTTTTAGCCCCAACTGTATATACTATGAGGGGTAAAAGTGTGTCCGACACTACAATTATGAGCATCTTGTGGCTCCATCGGATAAACAGCGAGACTGAACAGCAACCTTTGAGGACGGGAATAAACTGTCGTTATAGTGATATTGATCGAGGCTTGGGCCTGCCTTTGTATAATAGGTCGGCAGATACCGCTGAACAGTACCAAGATTGCACCCGCTAGAGAGGCTGATCACGAACGTCCTCTCAAGAGACAGGTGCAAGTTTTTGCGTACTGTTGTAAATAAACAACATCCATATCGTTCTCCTATGTCATCAGAAAGTGAGCGGACCCATCGCCGGTCCCGCAGGCAAAGAAACTTAGCCCAGCGAGACTCGTGGGGGAAAAACAAGAGCGGTCCTCACAGCGACCGCTCCAAGTTTCAAAGGAAGTCTAAGTATCCTCCCCTTCAAGATCACCTAGACACTCGATGACGGCGTGTTTAATCAGGGCAAACACCTTAGCCATACCAATGGCGCTCCCGTCATTCACAAGATCGTCAAACATCTCGCATTTACAGGTTGCATTAAAGCAAATATTGGCGTGGCGTTCACAGATTAGGTCGATTTTCTCAAGCCGTGCTGTGATGTCGCTGATTGTCTCCTCGCTTAATGTAACTTTGGGCATTGGGTCACCTCCAGAGTGACTCTGAAACGCCCACAACAGGCCCAGGATTGAGCCTGCGCGGGAGTTTCGGTTGGTTGTTAGGGTTTACCGTGGATCACCAGAGCCACAACCATCATGGCGACCAGTACGGCTATCAGTAGGGCGGTCATTTTTGCTCATCTGTGCAGTCAGAAGGGTAACCACAAGCCACTAAAAACCTTCTGAACTCCTCTACCAGTAATTCTCTAGACTCTTTTGAAGATTCTACATGGTCAGGAACACGCTTAAAAGCGAAGCTCTTGGTTATCTTTCCACCGGTTTTGCCTATTTTATCGAAACCAAAATCTCCATTATCCCTGAAGATAAGCGTTAAAGAGCATTGATCCATACCTGCTGATACTTCAATAAAGTCTAGCTCTGTTCGATCATCATAGTCTGACATAGTTATTTACTCCCATTGGTTTGTAGGTTTACTCATTCGGTCACACTTATGAATGAGATTTTTTCGCAGCCGTAGACTCTAAGCGCCGCAGCTATTCCTGCGCTACTACCGCCTGCACGGCGCATCGCTTCGCCAACAATCACGGCTATATCTTTGTTTTGCGCGTAGGTGGATATGAGCGCGAGATACCTGCCATAATTGTTTTGCGTAGACTTTACCTTGCAATTCTCAATCTTATCCACTTCTGGCTTCAAATCCTGAGCTAATTCATCTAACAGTTTTTCAGATTTTAACATTTTCATTCTCCTGTATTGGAAATGTATTCATATCTAGGGTTATTGGTTTTTAGCGCGATTTTACCCGCCTTTAATCGCCGCTTATCTTCTGGCGTATTCAGCCATTGATGCATTGATAATGCTCTAACCATGTTGCGAATTGCGTAGCGTGGCGAATTGCCAACGATTTTCCAAGCTTCTGCTGTCGTCATTTTTATGCTCCTGTTGCTACTACGTTGGCGGATTTTCTACCGCTACCGTGCGGCGTAAATCCGATAATTGGTCTATTTACTTTTTGGCACAATCTACAGGATTGGCACGTTACTTTTGCAGACGTTTCAGCAGGGCACCGGACAATTTTCCGCCCTTTCGGCGTGTACGTCACTTTTGCTGAATCAGTCGGTAACAGCGTCACCACCGGCGCAATGCCTAGTTCAACGTAGGTGTCGGCCTTTGCTGTGGTGTCGGCAGATAGATTGACCGTGAAACCGCCGTGATTCGATTCTAGGATGATTTCGGCATTGTCGGTATCGAATGGATTGTGGTGCGTATAGGTAAATCCGCCTTTTCCGCGATTGGCTGCGATCAATTGCCGCATCTTGATAGAATCAATGCGATCACAGTCTACAGGTAAATCGCCCGCCTGATTATGCCGCCAAATACCATGTTTAGGAAGTTTACGAATTTTACTGGTGAACCCGTTCCAATCCGTACCACGCTCTCCAGATGTTACCTTTTTCCAATGCATTCCCAAATGAGAATGCTTGGCATAACATCCGGCTTCTTTTAATGGACATGAATCCGGGCACCAATCCGCTGTCGAAGTAGATACAGGAATACGCCCAGTCTTTTTATTGCTACTGATATCGGTAAGATGTACGTTCATTATGGTAACCCGTGTATGGTTAGGCTGCCTCGATGATTCTATTGACCTGCACAGTACCGTAATGCGTACCGAATTCAACATCTAAAGTCGGCCTATTCTCGCCAACATAATTCTGGATAGCATAACCAATCATATCATCTTGCATAGTCTGAGAGACTAGACCATTCGAGAAGTACACGCGGAACCTCGGGTTACCATCTACACTGCTATTCATACGTTCTAACTTGTCAATTTTCAAGCCTTTTACTATTTCCAGGTTTTTCATGGGGGTACCTTTATTAGTGAATTGATTCAACAATACGAATTATATAGAAGTGTCAACACAATTGATACAATATCCAGCACAATAATTTCTTATGGTATCGCAGCTAAATCCTGGCCAGGCTTATGTATCCCGCCATCATCCGCGCCCATAACAAACAACCATACATCAATCCCATATACTGATAACCCTATAGAGAGATATACATAGACTGCCTCGTGGTTTATAGACTTCCTCGAGACTGCCTCGAGACTGCCTCAAAGAATGTTCCAGCCATGCGCACACGCAACAGTTCAAACCAACCGGTTCCGAGCTCGCTAACCCGAAGAAGTAGGAAGCCTACCAACTACGCCCACGGGGGAAGCCTATAGACTGCCTCACCTAGCCCATAATGCGGAAGCCTCAGAGCCTGCCCCGCGCGAGAGCCTTTAGTATGCGCGCGCGAGACTATTTAGCGCGCGAGGAACACGGGGCCACCCCCTTTTATTTTTACGCAGTGTAATAATATTGTATACACTCAGCGGTGAGGAAACCTAAGTAATATAATCAAATGATGATGAAGCCTAGATAACTTGAACCCCAAGCATTACAATATGAAGATCCCCCCGATAGACTACATATTAGCCAACGAGTTAGACTTCTGCTCAGGAAACATCGTCAAATACGCCAGTAGATGGAATAGGAAAGGGACTCCCACAGAAGACTTAAAGAAGATCATTGAATACGCGAACATACTGCTACTGAGAAACCAATAAATGATAGGCCACACAATACCTAGGAAACACACCACCGATGCCTAATGGACTAAGACCATTGGAACGCCCTATTATTGGGCTGCAACCATTAAGGAAGCCTGTGGTATATCCCTCGCTGGTTAGCCAGCCATTGAGGCCTCTGAGACAACCTCAGATCGGCCCAATGGGGTATCTACCAGGACGACAGTCTGTGGGAGAGGCTGTACGAGACTATCCGTACCAGAGCTTTGAGAGTTTGCTGGATGAAGCCAAGATACCTGCTTCTGAGCCTGTTCCATTGGAACAACCTGAGGTAGCACCCCAAAGCCTCTTGGATTCTATATTGGATAAGGTGAGGGATGCAGCTGGCGCTGCTAGGAATCTTTTAGATTATATGCCTTCCATAATATCTGCTGCTGAGGGTGCGGATAAAATGACTATCTCAGAAAAGGAAGACTTAATACGAGGTGTGTTCGGTGATGAAGGTGATCTGGCCGTGGCCATAGCCAAAGCGGAGTCCTTTCCAGATTTGAGGGAAGAAGCCGAAGGTCCAAAGGGGGAGGACAGTTGGGGAATTTTTCAGATAAATTGGGATATATGGGGGCCGGATGCTGTGTCTAAGAAGGATGGATCAGTAGGTGTGGGCTACAAAAAAGTAAACAGGCAACTAAAATCATTTCTGGGTAGAGATTGGGAAAAAGATGACCTCAAAAACCCAGAAGCAAATGTACGTGCTGCTAAAATTATACGAGATTTGAAAGGTTGGGGTGGTTGGGATCAATGGATGGGGTATACTAAAGGCGGCTACAAAAAATTCTACAACCCTTAAAGGATAAGACTATGGCTAACGGACTACCAATGATGGACCCAATGATGGGAAATGCAGGAATCTCAAGGATGCCTCCTGCCGACTCTATGGGGGCAACGCCCTCTGGACCACCGGATGAGGTAGCCCAGCTACTCGCTCTACGCGACCAGATTGACCAGAGACTCACAGAACTCATGGGAGGAGGGGTTACCCAATCAGGCATTGGAACACCCGCAGGAATGCCAGCAGGACCACCGCCCAATGGAGGGATGCCACCCGCAGGACTCCTAGGGGCAGGCCCATACTGATGAGAACTGAGAAGCAAGAGGCTTTTATCGAAGCCTATTGTTTAACGGGAAACGCCGCTAAAGCAGCGGAGATGGCAGGCTATTCTGAGAAAGCCTCCAAGCAGAAGGGTTGGACGCTTAAAAAACAATTCGCTGATGAGATCGCTGATAAAACTAGGGAGATGCTGGCAGACGGTGTTCCTGGTGTACTGGCTAAACTCAATGAATTGATAAATGAGGCAACCTCTGAAGCTGTTAAGCTGGGAGCAATCAAAGACTTCTTGGACAGAGCAGGGTTAAAACCTGTCGATAAAGTGGAGCAGAAAGTCTCTCACGTCGAGAGCGCATCCCTTGATGAGCTGAGGAGAGAACTTGAGGCTTTAACTGGATCTTCAGAACCTGAGGAATTGCCATCAAGGTTAAACTAGATAATGGCTCATTCGATTCTTGGGGATGATAAGGATAGGGATAACCTATTTGATTTTAATGTAGGACAATTTATCCATGATTACCCCGGTCGAGTTGTAGATGAGGTAAAATCGGCCCTTAATCAGATTGAAACTGAACGTCAGGTTGCCACTATGCCTGGTCCGGGTACTCTTAGGTTGGCTACCGCCCCGTTTGCCCCAGCCTTACAAACACTTTATAGTCAAGCTGGAAATGTCTTGGCTCCGTTTGTCAATCGTCATAACCAATCAATTGTGGATGCTCAGAGACAGTTTGAGGGACGATTTGGATTACCTACAATAGAGCACACAAGAGAGCACGAACCTATAACGGGAGAACAGCTTGCAGCTCCTATCGCAGCAGCGGGATCACTCCTAAGAGGGAAGTTCCCAACTTGGTTTTCTCCAGCAAGAAGGGCTGTAAATGCAGCACCCCAACAAAGAGGCAATCTAGATTATTGGTTAGGACGCTTAAAACAACAGAAAGGCGCTGTATCAGAAGCTAAAGATTTAGGCTTATTATCAACCCAAGGGGAAGCCACTGAGTCCTTATTAAGTGCTGCCCCAGGAACCCTGACCAAAGAAGAGGCTCTCAATTTCATAGAGCCGATTGAATTGGAAGAGACTGTGTTAGGGCGTTCTCCTCGTGTACCTGATGAATTAAATCGCCTTCCTGAAGTCCTTTTCTCCAGAGAGGGTTTTGTGCCAGAGGGTCCAGATGATACCAAATATGCTGATGATGACACCTTAAATCTCCCAGGCGGAGAAAACCCGCAGGAGATTTTGATTCAGCTGCCTACAAATGATCGTGTGGATGAAGCCCAAATGATCGTTGATGCTATGGGAGAGAGCCATGAGGCAGGTGTGCAGATGGAAGATTTGTTTGGAATATCCTATGCTGAAGCATTGAAGGTGTTATCCGAGTCAGAAATTCCATCTTATACAAATCAGTATACCGGAGGCCATTGGGATGAACCCAACGTCTTAGTCTCATTGCGGTTGAATGAACGTATTGTTGACGGTAAGAAGACGTTGCACATCGAAGAAATCCAATCGGATTGGCATCAACAGGGTCAGAAGAAGGGGTATGGGGATACACCAACTGAATCGGTAATCAAGGATTATTACGAATTTACTGATATAGAATGGGATAGTCTGACTTCAGATGCACAGGAATTACTTTCTGATGAAATGGTTGCAGAGAGCCAATGGAAAACTGTCCCAGACGCACCCTACAAAAAGACCTGGCACGAACTCGGATGGAAACGAGCTTTCTTGGAAGCCTTACGTGATCCATCAATAGAACAATTAACGTGGACAACAGGGGATGTTCAAGCGGATCGTTATGACCTAGCTAAACATATAGATAAGATTCGTGTTCAAACCCTAAGGGTTGCTAATATTGAAAACTTAGGTAATGGTAAATTTTTGGTTACTAATGCAAGCGGCATACGAAGCCTGTTCAATACACTTGAAGAGG